GGCTTCTGAAACCACCTCAGAACGGCGAGTTTTTCATCGTCTCTCTTAAGTGCGGCCATTAGCTTTATCGTGGATTGTAACCCTGTTGCCGGAATGGGTTTTACTAACCCATCATCGGCCAACAGTCCTTCTACAAGCCTTGCAGGTAGCCTAGCATCCAGGGACAGGCCACCGGGATTTCTCCCGATGCCCCACGGTTGTGGGAGCGACAGAACCCAATCAACAAGTTCGCCGCTTTTTCCCTTTATCAACCCTGGATACCAATAGGCTGCCAAGTCCAACTCGTTTTCGGCACGTATTTCGTGCCAAGGGGAACTGTAAAACTGTCCCCCCCGGGTGAAAGTCTTCCCGGCGAATTGGGCGAGGTGGTTTGACTGGTAGGATTTCGTTGGGGATATTGCTACCCCTATCCTCTGCAGCGTCTTAATGTAACGGCGATGCAGACTAGCGTCGGTGATCACAACATCATCACCTAGCACGAAAAACTCACCGCCCCACGTCCCATGGTTCAAAAACCATAGGAGCATGCCATGCGTCATCGTGAAGAGGGGAAAGGACGGCCCTGTACCCAGGGGTTGGCCCTTCGACCAAGAAATCTGGTCCTCACTGGAGCCATTTACTCTCCAGCAGCCTTTCTCAACCAAATGTCGCATTACGAAATACGTAGCTTCTTCCCGGTTTAAGCTCCTGCCAAGGAGCCTCGGTAGTGCAACTACGATCTCGTACGGGTCCTTTCCATCGAGCAGTTGGAGAATGGCTTTGCGCTTCACAGCGTTTTTGCCACCTTTGAGTTGCCCGTGGTTGTAGGTCCCTAGCATGAGTCTTCGCAAGAGCAATCTTTGCGGGACCCAAGGGAAGTTCTCGGTCGCCTTTTTCAAGTCGACTGAGTACACTGTCTTACCCCTAGCAAGGCAAGCAGACACAGATGCGTCGGCTTTAGTCTGATCGTGCGTGCAGTCCCAGGGAAGCGTACGCGCCAGCCTTAATAACTCATCCTTAAGAGGGTCCAGCACCCTCTGCAGAATCGTGTTAGGCGAAGCGAAGTAGCGCACCTTAAGACCGGGTTCGCCTTTGAACCAGATGTCCCCAACAGAGCGATGAGTCAGCTCCGGTGGATAATCAGTCCGCAGGTATGCCCCTAAGGCAGCATCAATCAGATCCTTTATCTCGGGAAAGCAGACAAGCTCGGAGCTTTGGACGTCAAACAAGTCCTTGGCAAAATTAGCAGCTTGCCTCCCGGATGCGGGAACAACAGCCAGCGGAATGGGCCTCCTCAACTTTATCGGCCCCTTACCACCACGAGTGTGGTGCAGGGCTTTTAGGTCTACTGAGGTTTGCCATTTTTGCAGGCGCCGTGCGGCAGTTCGGAAGGGTGAGAGGGCGAAATGATCCTCGATCCAATGTGGCATAGCCACCTGTGGTTGTGTGATTTCTTCCACAGCCTTCCTTACTTCAGTCTCGGGCACCACCTTGTATCTAACGCTAGAATACACGTTGATCAGGGTGACCACAGCCCGGAACTGGCTCTCACTGGAAAGTGACCTTTGCAAGAGGTCTCCATAAATTCCAGTAAGATTACCATACGGTGTTGTCTGAAACCAACTAGGCTTCACGACCTTGGGCGACTCACCTGCCTTAACCTGCAGGATGAACGCTTTAAAGTCCTTTAGCCTACTGACGGCCCAAACCGGTCCATTGGTTTGTACCCAGCCTAGAAATTTGGCTGACAGCTCAGATTTTAGCTGTTTGGGTAACGGGATCGTGTTTAGACGTCTCCGCATTTGACTCCCCGGTATCATCGCTAGTTCCATCGCGGTGACCTCCTCTCCCTTACGGGTGTTGGTTCGGGATGTCGTCTGCCGAAGCAGCGTGAGGCGACAGGCTTCCAGCCTGTTACACCTGGTCGATTGCTCGACACGGGCCTCATTGTGGACAACATTGGGTAACCTGCAAAGTACAGCAAGTTAATCAGCCCCAATAGCAAAGCCGTCCATATCTGACTTCGAAGCATCAAGAAGGAGCATGGGCTGGAGAGTGTGGATCGTCCGTTTGCGCAGTGCTTCACGTGCGTACCGGATTCCAT